AGAAATGATTCATTTTTTGTCCTATCCCAAGATACTTATCTATAATTTGAATAATTCTTGGCTGATAATAAGCTTTAAAATCTTCTTCTGAATTATTTTCAATTAATAAAGAAATTAATTCATTTGATTTTTTCATTAAGTCATCAAAATCCAAATCTTTTGTAGTATCTTCATAAGCATTTTTTCTTTGATTTGTGAAAAATTGCTCTACATCTTCTTCTGCCTGCTTATCTATAGCAGTGGCAATAGCATTTACTAAATTAACATATGAAAAATCAATATAATCAGGTGTATATTTAAATCTTGATCCTGCCTCATATCTAGGGGTTCCTCGCATAAATAATTTAGTAGAATTATTTCCATGCTCATCTGTTACAATTCTTGAATAGCCTATAATATCTGCCATTCTTGCAACAATATTATTGACTCTTTTATCAAGGGTGGAAATGATTTTATTATATTCTACTCCATTTTCATCTTTAAATGCTTTATCAGTTGCATGAGTAATTAATACAAGACCATAATCCATCATGACAATAGATCTAAGACAATCATCAAATTCTTTTGATACCATTCCATTCCCTTTACCGTGAGGAATGTCATTAACATATTTACTCCATATTCACCATCAGGGCGAAGCGAATTATTGCAAATATATTTCGAACATAGTATCAATAGTTATGGTTGAGAACATTTCTTTAGCTTTTGAATTTTTTAATTGTCGAAAAACTTTTCTAAATTCTGCCCAATCATAAATTGAATGTGTGATAACTCCAGGAATTGCATTATAACATTTTTCAAATGCAAGAAGAAGGTTTTTATCAAAATTTGAGGGAGTTGTCTTTTTACCTCTCTTAGGTTCTTCATAAAAGAACATGCTATACCTATATAGTCTCTACTTACCTGATGTGGTTGAATACTAAAAATATCTATATTCGCCATAATATATCCTATCCTTTCTTTAAAAATAATGAATAAGAATAATTACCCCTTATTCATTAAAATTTAAAATCTCCAATTGGAATTTCCTGCATAGGAGTGGCATTAGAAGAAGACGACTTTTCACTATTTATCTTTTTATGCCTTTCTTCAATTTCTGCAAATTTAATTTGTCTATCCTGAATCATTTTATTTACTTGTTCAATGGTAAGAACGTCTTCTTCTCCAAAGTTATAAGGAAATTTTGATGTACCTATGATTGTATATTCTCTACATTTTTTTTCATAAGTTTGAACCGCTGCTTCTTCAAACTCAGATTCTTCAGTTCTTGTAATCTTAATTGTTATGCAATTAATTTTTCCCCAAACTTTTGTAAATACAGGAATAGAACCTGAAATATCTAAATCTTCAAAGAAAGACATTACACCTTCATTTCTTACTACAAATGAAATAGGTAAAATCAATGGGCCATATCCAAAAACATAACTATTTACAGAAGTATAATCATTTGAGATATTTTTTTCTGGATCTGCATTAATATGAGTTACTTTTGTAATAAGAATATCTGTTGTGTATTTATTTCTTTCTTCGGAAAATTCATTGAAGATAGAAACAAAACCACCTTCATTTCTAACTGTCGCATCTTTTGAACCGTCTCCGGCAATAAAATCATTAATTGAAAAACTAACGCCTACACAACTTACCTTAAAATCATTTTCTTTTCCACCTTTTATCCATGTTCTTTCTTGATTATCAATAATCTTTTGGAGTGTTGTATAAATGCTATTTGCTTTTCCACTTTTTTTATAAACTGGAGTTATATAAGTATAATGAATTGTAATAACATTTAATCCATCTTCATCTACTGCCACATTAAGTTCTCCAAAGATATATTCTTCTCCAGGATTTTTAGAATTTGACCCAGTCTTCCTGACAGAAAGACTATTCCATTCATTATTTGATTCAATACTATAAGCATATCCTTCAATTTTTTCTTCATTAAATAAAGTTTTTTTCATATATTTTCTTTTCTCCTTATTTTTATATTAATATTATATCAAAAAATATTTAAATTATCAAATTTATAATTCATACCTTTTTCTGTAAGAGCCTACTGAACTGGATTAACTCCAATTTTTTCTACATAACCATCACTTTCGAATTTACACATTGAACCAGAAACCGAATATCCAGATGTAAAAAGACCTTTTGCAATTTCTTTTGATGTAAAAACATTATTCATAGATTCTAAATTTTCTTGCATCCAAATAATGGATTTTCGCCCATTTTCCTTCATTTCTTTAGAAGTTTTTTTTTTATTATTTTTAAGTTCTTCAAAAAATTCCAATGCTTTATTCCAATCTTCGTCTTGATAGTTTTCAGTATAAATAGTAGGGTTATCAAAAATTTGTTTTTGAATAATTTTAATAAATGCTTCTTTTCTGTTCATTTTTATTTTCTTCCTTTTTGATTGTATCTATATAATGTTTCATATCTGTAAGAGATACATGACTAAAATTATCAATTCTTGTAATATAATTTCTTTTTTGATCAAGGATAATTAAATCTTCTCCAAAATCATATTTTGATTTAACTCTTTTTATAATATATCTTCTATAATGATTTTCCTCGATAGGGCTTTATACTTACCTCTTTTTAAGACAATTTTATTTTTTAATTTTTT